GATGGAGCATATGAAGCCAATTTGTTAGCTGCAACATTACTTGAAGAGGTTGTGAATCATCAGCGAAAGATAAAAGACCTTGATGGACAGGTGATAGATGTTACATTAACCAATACACTGGATTATCCATTTAACAACTCCAAAAAGACAATAGCAATTAATCCTAAAGATACATTGGAATACAGGGTATATGTTGAAATACAAGGTAATACAGCTAATGTTGGTGATGTTATTATAACAGATAAGCAGGTAAATGGCTTTAAAATAGCTTATACAGGTAGTGCTAAGAGCGTAAAAATCAGGTGTTTTGTTACAGGAGGAATGTGTTTTTATGGCTAATATTATCATTAAATCAGATGAGCGAAGAAGTCAGGAACAGGCTGTATTAAGAGAGTATGGGATTAATCCAGATACATCTACAGCTGCACAGCGAGAATATGCAGAGGTTATCAATAATGGAACTAATGCAGCGTACAATGAAATGAGGAGGTATCAATAATGAATATAATTGAAATGAATGACGGTAGAAAAATTGATTATACAATAGATAAAACAAAGATAAATTTTAATGACGAGCTTATTCTTAATCTTGCTAAGTATGAGCAGGATAGCGTTATTACAATAGATATATGTTCGGATATCAATGGTAATCTGTCTACAGCTGTTGCTTTTAAATATGTTGCTCAAATTGAGATTCCTGCAAGGGAATACATAATTGGAGAAGCAGATAATCCAGAATATAACGAAGATGATGAACAGAGTAAAAGGAGTATCGAGACTAAAGAACCGATACCTTTTGATATTGATAAGGTAACTTTGAGATTATGGAGTGTAGAATAGGAGGATAATATGGGTAATTATGATCAGTTTAATCTTGCGGTAAAGGAACTATCCGGAGGAAAGTGCGTATCTATTATGGATGACGCAGGACTTCCAAGCGTATATGTAGCTATACCTAAGGGTTACAATGGAAATGTTATAGCGGGTGGAAATGCAAGCAAGGTACATCCTGCATTTATTGTGGATGGCGTTGAAAAGAAATGCTTTTATTTTTCTAAGTATCCGAATGTTATCTTTGAAAATAGAGCATATTCTTTATCAAGAAGAGAGCCATTTACATCAATTAATCATGATACTGCTAAAGCATATTGCACCAATAAGGGAAAAGGATTCCACTTAGCCACAGTTGCGGAATGGGCGTATATTGCTCTTTGGTGTCGTAAGAATGGTACTATGCCACATGGAAATAATAATTATGGATGTGATATTAATCATGCATATGAAACAGGTACCGAAGCCTCTAAAGATGGTAATAGAACTGGTAAAATTCTTACTGGTTCAGGTCCTGTAACATGGAATCACAATCATCAAGGGGATGGTATATGTGATATGAATGGAAATGTATGGGAATGGATGGACGGAATGCGATTAAATAATGGGGAAATAAACATTATTGCCGACAATAATGCAGCACTTGGAGCAGATTGTGACACATCTGCAGCAAGTACATTGTGGAAAGCAATTTTATCGGATGGTTCCCTTGTTACTCCAGGTACTTCGGGCACATTAAAATATGATTTAGTAAGCAATAATGTTCAGCTTACCGCAGGAACACCTACATACAACAAAGATCATGGTGTTGGAGGAGAATATAAAAATATGACATTGGCTAGTGGATTAGTCGCATCAGAGCTTGCAAAAGCTCTTATTTTATATCCTGATGAACCAAGTGGAGATTATGCAGGTAACTATCATTGGTTCAATCCATCTGGTGAGCGCTTGCCGCTTTGCGGGGGCAACTGGGGCACTGGTGCCACTGCTGGCGTGTTCTACTTGAATCTGAGCCTTCCCCGTTCGTACGTCTTTGGGAACGTCGGCTTCCGTTCCGCTTTTGTTGATCTGTAATCTGATATACTGTGCTCTGTTAGAGGCTACGATAGTAGCCTCTTATTTGGGGTGTCTGCAATAACGAAATTCGTTATTTTGTAACAAAAATACAAAAAAGCGTTATTTGATATAAAATGAGTAACTGATATTGTTAAGAGGTATGAGTATGGAAGAACTGAAAATACTTCAGAAGTCTTTCGATATGATGAAATATGCATACTCAGCTCTTGCACAGTTTCCGAAATGTGAAAAATTTGCTTTGGTTGTAGATATTAAAAGATGTATGGATCTTATACTAGAAAGGATTATCGAGGGTAATAAAAAGTATTATAAGAAGACAACTCTGCAAGAATTAGATGTAGAAATTAATAAGCTCAAGGCATATGTGAGATTATCCTACACGCTAGGTTTCTTACCAACAAAAAAATATGAGATATGGTCTGATATGGTAGTTGAATTAGGAAAAATGGTGGGTGGTTGGATAAAATCACAACAGAAATAATTTGGGAATGGAATACAGCGCTTGCCACTTTGCGGGGGCAACAACAAGACGCCGCTATTCTTGATGAATGCATAAAAGAATATGAATCAATGAAGGGACCTTAAAAGGGTTCCTTTTTTGATGTCAGAAAGGAGGTATACCATGTATAGATTTTTAGAAATTGTTGCAAATGTCTTGCTCGGCGGAAAAGGTTCACTTGACCGTCTCGCAAATATCATATGTGGAGGTGATGAAAACAGTGTCACAGATTGAGATATGGATTGTATCTGGCATAATAGGTACCATTGTTGGCGGCTCTGGAATAACAGGAATGGTATTTTTCTTTATACGCAGGTACATAGAAAATAAACTGAAATTAAAGGAAGATAAAGCAAAGGCAGAGGAACTGGAAAAGAAAGATGAACAGCATAAAAGAAGAGAGTTGGCAGTTCGCAGAATGAAAGTGGATGATGAACTCCAGCATTGTGAAGGACGCTTGTTTTTCTGGATACATAAGGCAATTGTTACAGGTGTTCATAATGGTGATTTAGAAGCTGCCTTTGACAATTATCAGAAAGCAGAGCAGGCAAAAAAAGAATTGGATAGGGAAATCATCGTTGAAAACGAGATAGAATAGGAGGCATTTATGATTGAAACAATATTAAGTTATGGTTCAGCGATTATTATAGCGATTGCTGCAATATGTACATTGGTAACTGTAATTACGGAGCTTACAAAGGAAACAGGATTCTTAAAGAAGATTCCTACCGTTCTACAGGTAGTTGTGCTGTCAGAGTTGATATGTATAGTTACATTTTTTGCAGCATTGTCTTATTTCAACATTGCATTTGTTTGGTATTATCTTGTAGCTGTAATATTTGCAGCATTGATTGTAGCATTTATATGTACGCATGGTTGGGATGCATTGATTGAAATATTTAAGAGATATAACAGAAAAGATATGGAGGTATAGTTATGAGAATAGGTTTAATTAGTGGACATGGAGCAGGAGACCCGGGAGCTTCTGGATGCGGATATGATGAAGCAGATCTTACAGTCGAAGTAGTACAGAAACTTGATGAAGTGCTTAATTCACATGGTGTAGAAACAAAGGTGTATCCTTATGACAGAAATGCTTATTACGATTGCAGAGGCGATGGTATTCAGATGGATTTTTCAGATTGCACCTATGTTTTGGAAGTACATTTCAATGCTTGTGTAGATGATCAGGAAGGAGATGGACATATTACCGGTACAGAAATCTGGGTAACTCCAAGAGAAGAACATGTATCAGTAGAGGAAACAATTCTTGGTAATATGGAAAATGTTGGCTTTACTAACAGAGGTGTAAAGGTAAATGATTTCCTTGTAATCAATGTTGTTAAGAGTCAGGGTGTTTCATCAGCACTTATTGAAACATGCTTTGTTGATGATATGGATGATATCAGATTGTTCAAAGACAATGAAGATGATGTAGTAGAGGCTATTGCAAGAGGTATTGTTGAGGGCTTCGGTGAAGATTATGGAACTGTTGATAATAATTCAGAGGAAGATAATGCAGGAGAATCTGAAAATACAGATAATACAAATCCGATGAACTATGACAATGAAGAATTCATTGAAATGGTTGCAGCTGCAGTTAAGAGAAATATGGTAGCATATGGCATATCAGTTGTTTCGGCTATTGTTGCACAGGCTTGTAATGAAAGTGCTTATGGCAAGAGCGAAAAAGCTAGATACTATAACCTCTTTGGTCTTAAGTATAGAGAGGGCAGGGTAAGTGTTAATAATGGATATTTTAACGACAGCTCTACAGAGCAGAGGGCTGATGGTTCATATGAACCTTGTAATTCTGATTGGTATTCATTTGATAGCATTGAAAATGCTGTAATTGGTTATCTGCAGTTTATCAATACAGATAATTATGCAAACTTAAAGGGAGTGACAGATCCTTATGAGTATCTTCAGCGTATAAGAGAAGATGGTTATGCTACAGCGTTAGAATATGTGGATAATGTTTATTCGGTAGTAGAATCACAGAACCTTACAAGATTTGATTCTGATGAATATAATCCTGATGCAGAGCGGGATGCAATTGCTGATAACACAGAGAATAATGAGGAAGAGTGCAATTATGCACATACTGTAGGAGATGTTGTAACTATAAGTGGCGTACATTATACATCTATGGATGAGAATTGTATGATACCTGGTTATACAGAGGGAACTATTACATTCATTGCAAATGGGGCTAGAAATCCATATCTTGTTGATAACGGAAATCTTGGCTGGGTGAATGATGATGATGTAGTATCTTGTAGTGAGCATTCATCAGAAGATAGCGACAGGCTTACACCACAGCAGATAGCATATGAAATCTGCTTTGGTGATAATCGTTGGGGTGATTATCCAGGCCGCAAGGAGAAACTTGAAGAAGAAGGATACTCTTATAGAGAAGTGCAGGATTATATTAATGCCTATATGGGCCAGTAATATATTGTGAAATCCTTAGAATCATATGCCATTGCATAGTCTAATCAAAAAGAAGCTATAACGCATTCGGTGATAATCTAACAAATACCATTTTTTACCAGTAAAAAGTGGTAGATTATAACAGAAGGAGCAATGACATATGATTAGGATTTTACTTTCTTCAAGGTTAGGGGAGAAAAAGTGGACACAGGCTGATTTGGCAAGAAAGACAGGGATAAGACCTACAACAATTAGCGAGTTGTACCATGAAGTTGTAGACAGGGTCAATTTGGATCATCTTGATCTGATATGTGAGGCGCTTGATTGCGACCTCGACGAACTGATTGTAAGAGTACCAAATAAAGAGCCGAGAATTGAACATACTATTAATGGCTCTCTCATAACCAAGCAAAAGGATGATTAAATGCTGCAACATTTAATTGCCTATGAGACTGTGTATTAGCGATTAAAAAATCGTTAATGCACAGCCTATTTTTTTAGAGGTAATTTACTTGACCTATCTATATGTAGAATATATAGTGTATATGAACCACTGAAATTGCAAGTGCAGGGTAGGTGGTGCTTAAAAAATAGAAATTATTCAGTGACACCCAAATGACACCCTTATAAATATTTTAAAATATTTATAAGCGTTTTAAATGAAGATAAAAGACTGCATTTGATGATGTTATATGCAGGAAACTTCCTAGCTTTCTTGAGTTTGAGTAGTAAACAGAGCTTCATAAATGGCGTAAACAAGCCATTTATGGAGCTTTTTCTTTTATTGTGATACCTATATGATACCTGTTTTCGTAGTACCACAGATATTTAAGAGTACTGAGCAGATGTGTCAGAGGTATTTTCTATTATCACATTTCTTTATATTTTCAAAAATTATCCCAATTATATGAAGCACCAAAAACTGGTGCAAATTAGTGAAAATACGCCAGTGGT